TCAGCGGGAGCATAACTCCACGGACACCAGACGGCCATGACTCCGTCTGATGTTTCGGCCTTAGTTGAACCGATGCTTGTCCGGGTCGAAGCCGTCCAAGCGGTCGTGCGGGTCGAAGTTCTTGTCCCCGAAGCCGGGCTTGTCTGCGGACTTGCCCTTCTTCTTGGACGGACCGTTCGGCTCCTCCACGAAGCCGTTGCCCTTGGCCTCCTCGAAGAAGGACTTGAGGAAATCCTCGCCAGACAACTTGAAGTCGTCGATGAGGTTCTCAGACACGCTCGTCACCGGGATACCACGCTCCTCGCACTTGCGGGTGATGTATTCGTCGTGACGGACGATGGTCTGACCGAGGGTGCAGACAGCCTTGCCGAGCAGGTTGAGGCCCTGACGGATTTGGTCTGCGTGGACCTTGGCGTCTGCCGTCTGTCCGGCGTCGAGGGCCTTCACCAACTTGGACAGGTCGTCCTTGATGGCGGCGGCGGTCACGGCCCCGATGAGCGTGCCCTTGCTGATGAACCCGAGGAAGTTGAGCAGGTCCTGCGGGCTCGTGGCGATGGCGTGCTCGGGCGGGGTGCCGTTGCTGTTCTTGTCGTTGTTGTTCGTCATGTTCGTATTATTTCTGGGTGGGTATTCTGGGTGGGTGAAAAGTTATCGGTTCGAGGCGAACCAGACAGACAGGTCGATGAGGGTTTCGGCGTCGTAGCGTTCGAGGGGGAAGGCGTGCTTGTCCTTACGCTTGCTGTCCGTGTAGGCGGTCCGGCACAGGCTCGCCAGAAGCGGGATGGTGACCGGGTGCCCGGCGTCCGTGAACGCCTTGACGCACTTGTTGGCGAGGTCGGCGAAAGGGTCGTCGACGGACAGCACCCGGTTGAAGGGGGCCGGGTCCTTTTCCTTGTCTCGCAGTTCGATGTAAGCCTCGAGCACCGTTTTGAGTGCGGCGTTGAGGGCCTTGAGTTTGTTGGAGGTTTTGCTCATCGGTGGGAAGTATTGCTGGGTTGGTTGGTTTGTCAAGCGACAGTTTGTCGGTTAGTATTCGCTGGGCAGGAGGACGGTCGTGACGATGCCCTCGTCCGTGGACTCGGTCGTGACCCACACGGACTCGGACGAGTCGGGCAGACGCCACGAGGCGAGCACACGCCCCGGGTTGCGGACGGCACAGGGCTCGAACTCCTTGCCATACGCAGACGGCAGACGCTCGAAGCGTTCGATGTTGCCCGGGTCGTCGTTCGACTGCCAATCGCCAGCCGGGATGGCGTTGCCCCAATCGCAACACGAGTGGGCGGTCAGCAGTTCAGACACGGTGTCGAGCGTCTGCTCGTTGAAGCGGTCCTTCACGCCGTTCGTGATGACGATGCGGCCGGTGTTGAACAGCGGGATGAACTCAGACGAGAGCAGGTGCTGGTGCAAGTGCTCCCGGATGAGGGTGGCGGTGGGGGTGGGTTCGTTGGTGCTCATGTTCGTATGTGTGTGGAGGTGTGTCTGGGGGTGAGTGGGTGGGTTAGGCGTTCGGGCGGTGTGCGGCGTCGTCCGGGATGCTCACCTTGGATTTGAGCGAGCCGAGGACAGACAGACCGAGGTAGGCAGACAGGAGAAAACCACGGGCGTCGGCACAGCGAGGGTCAACCTGCTCGTAGTCGTAGACAGACAGGTAGAAGTCTGCGTCCTTGAGCGTGTCCCTTGCGGCTTGAGCCTGCGAGATGGCCGAGTCGAGTTTGACCCGGAGAGCCTCGAGGTTTTCGAGCGAGTCAACGGCGGCGTTCAAGCCGACACGGACTCGGTTGGCGAGGCGGTCGTGAGTCGCCTTGTTGGTGGACTCCCACAGGTTGTCCGTGGGCTTGTTTTCATTGGGCTGGGTCATGTTCTGGGTGGGTTGGAGATTGGGCACTATGCCGACAGTTTGTAGGTTGTCAAGCGTGTTAGGAAAGGAGGGTGTCGAGTTTGGTCTGGAGGTCGTCGAGCAAGTCGCTCGCCTCGGTCCAGCGTTTGACGGCGTCGTTGCACCGGGCGTGGGTCTTGGCCAGACGCTCGCCGTCGTCCGTCTGGTTGAGCAGACGGTTGTGGGCAGACGAGGCCCGGATGTATTCACGCTCGCAGTCGCTGACCTTGTCCTTAGCGACCTCGATTTCGTCGAGCAGGGAACGGATGAGTTTCTTGGTGTGCTTCATGGTGTGTCTGGGTTGGGATGAAAGGTTGTCTGTCTGATTAGCCGATGGCTTCGGCGAGGGCCTTGCGGGTGTCGTCAAGGCAGGTGATGCAGGAGGCGTAGTAGTCGAGCGACGCCTTGTAGCGAGCGTCTGCCGAGGCGAGTTCCGGCCCGGTCACGCCTTCCGTCTGCAGACGCTTGAGGTCCTTGTGGGCGATTTCCGAGTGAGCGAGAGCGACCGGGACCCGGAGGTGGGCGTCGTCGAGTTCACGGACGAGGATGTGGATGAGTTGGCGGGTTTTGTAGTCCATGTGTGTCTGTTGGGTTTGGGTGAGAGTGTCTGAGTGCTTGCGTCTGGACTCGTCAGCGTGGGCCTAACCCACGGACGCCTCACGGCGTTTCGTCCTTGTCTGTCTGCTCAGTTGAACTTGAGCAGGAACCCGGCCTTGGTGAACACGGCAGACAGCGTCTCGAGGCTGGCCTGCGGCGTGCTGTGCCGTCCGTGGGCGGCGAGGGGCAGGTAGATGCTCCCGGCCTCGAGCCCTTCCGTGGGACCGTAGCAGGTGCCACCGTAGCCGCCCAGCAGACCGTCCACGCTACCATGCGGCGTCTGCACAGACCAGAGGCACTCACGCCCGGCGAAGAAGCCTCGGCGGAAGGCCGCCGGGTGAGCCAGCCAGACAGCGAGGTTGTTGAGGTCGAGCGAGGCTCCGGCGTGCTTCACCTTCACTCGCTGGCAGATGGCCTCGGGGGCAGACTTGGCCGCAGACTCGGCCCAGACCTCGCATTGGTAGCCAGCGGCCTCGATGCTACGGATGCAGGCCACGACCGCCGCACCTCGGTTGTAGAGGTAGTCCGCATCGTATCCGGCGAGGGCACCGACCGGGACAATCAGACGGATGACCTTGGTCTGTCCGAGGCTTGCGTCCTCGTCCGGGTCGCAGTCCCAATGGCAGGGGTCACCAGCCACGAACGCCGGGATGTTGAGCGAGTCACCGCATACATCCGAGTCCGGGATGCGTCCGAAGCCGATGGACGAGGGCAGGGCGGCAACGGCGGTCTTGAGTTTGGCCACGCCTTTGGGCCAGCCGTCAGACAGGAGCGTCTGATAGCCGTCCCATCCGGCCTTGAGGTCCCACGACTGCTTGGCAGACGCAGACCGGGACTCACGCCAGCCGCTGACAGACGGCTCGCACTCGGCCTGCCACTTGAGGTAGGCGTCGATGCTGTCTGCCTCGAGTAGAACATAGTTCTTACTGCGGTCTGCGTTGCTGAAGTCGGACTTCAGACAGACGCCGGGGGTTTGGTAGAAACGCTTTTCCTTGTGGCGAGGGAGCGTGGTTGGGTCGATGAGGGCCATGTGTGTTGTGTGTGTTTGGGTGGGTGAGAGGGTGCAGGGGCCTGCCCGCCGTTCGTCCGGCGAGCAGGCTTGTCTGCGGTTGGGTTAGGCGGTCGGCTGGGCGGGGTTGCGGCGAGCGTTGACAGCGGCCTCGCCGAACTTGGCCAGACGCTTGCGAGCCTCGGGGTCAGACACCTTCTTGAGGATGAAGCAGTCGAGCAGGTCCTTGCACTTGCGGAACTGCTTGCCCCCGGCGGCCAGCACCCGGACGCCGAAGAAGGCGGCACGAGGGCTGAGCACGAGGTCCACGCTGTTCTGGCGAGCCGCCAGACGGTAGTCCCGGACGGTGGCAACCCACTCGAGGGCTTCCTCGAGGATGGCCCCGGTCAGACCGTAGGACCGGACCACGCTGTCCGTGAGGGCGTCATCGTAGTCGCACTCGAGGACGGCGAAGCGGTCGAGCGAGGCGGCGTCCAACTTGTTGCGGCCGCTGTATTGGGCAGTCGCACCGCCGCCATTCGTGTTCGCCGAGGCGATGAAGCGGAAGCGGGGGTGAGCCTTCACGGTGCGGTCCGGGAAGTCGCAGATGCCGTTCGCCAAGGCGGCGTTGAGCACCAGCAGGACCTGCGGGTTGGAGGCGTCGATTTCATCGAACAGGAACAGACCGCCATGCTCGAAAGCCTGCCGGAAGGGCGTGGTCTGATACTCGCCCCGGGCGTCCTTGTAGCCGAGGACCTTGAAGTCCTTCTGGACGGCCCCGGCGATGTAGCAGTCCAGACCGAGCGTCTGAGCCACCGTCTGAGCCAGCGTGGTCTTGCCGGAACCAGCCGGGCCGAACACGAACACCCCGAAGCCACCCGGCGTCAGCAGGTCCACGGCCTCGTCATGCAGGGCGTGTTTGCGGATGTTCGAGGGCACCTTCACAGGCTTGGGCAGGGGCTCGGGCAGGCCGCTGGGGCTGGGCGTCTGGGCCTTGGGCGTCTGCGGCGTCTGAGCCTGCTTGGGCTCGGGTTGGCCGGAGGGCGTCTGAGGCTGGTTCGCACCGTTCGTCTGAGGGCTGGTCTGACCGCCCTGCTGAGCGAGCAGGTCCCGGAGCGTCTGGTCGGTCGTGTCGTTGTAGGCCGCAGACAGTTCGGACACGGACAGTTTGCCAGCACCCTTGCACGCACCTTCCGGGTTGTAGGCCACGCCCTTGCGGGTCAGCCACTTGCGGACGGCACCACGGTTTTCCGAGGTCACCTTGGTCTGGCCCCGGGGGCCGATTTCAGCCTCGAGGTCGCTGGCGTCCGGCAGGGCCTGCTGGGGCTCGCTGGTCTGGGCCTGCTGGGGCTCAGACGCACCGCTGGGGGTAGGCGTCTGGCCGGGCTCGCCTGCCTGCTGGCCGGGCTCGCTGGGCTCGCCGGGCGTCTGACCCGGTTCGCCGCCCTGCTGACCCGGCGTCTGACCGGGTTCGCCGGACGAGCCGGACTGAGGGTCGGACGCACCGCTGGGGGTCTGCGTCTGGGCGTTGGCCGTGGCGTTGGCGTTGGGCTCACCAGCGGACAGGCCGCTGGGGTTGCCCACTTGGCCGGGAGCCTGCCCGCCCTGCTCGGGCTGGCCGGACGAGCCGGGCTCGGAACCCGGGCTGGGCTCGTTGCCGAACCCGCCACGGCTGTTCTGGGCCGAGGGGGCGGTGGCCGTCTGGCTGGTCGAGCCGGACGAGGACAGCCCGGCGGTCTGCAGGGCGGTCTGGGTGATGCCGATGACGAGGGTCGGCTGGGTGGCGTCGGGGGTGTTGTGGGTCATGGGTGGATGCCGTTTGGCGATGACCACCATGACGGCCACCGACAATGTGTCAACTCAATCCGACAAATTGGTGCCAAATCCGATGTTGCAAATGTCGGTCTGACCCTTGAAAACATTGGTCAAAACCCTATGACAAAAAAAGTGTCTGGCTCTGGTCTGGTGGCTCGGTCTGGCGGTGTCCGAAACGGTGTCGGCGGTCGGTTCGTCTCAGCGGTGTCTGCCGACTGTTTGACTGAGCCCCAGACGCTGTTCGTGGCGGCCTATGTTCGCAACGGTGGATGCGTGGCCTCGGCCTGCCGGTCTGTCGGCCTGTCTGAGCACTCGGGTCCTCGTCTGCTCAGACTGCCCCATGTCCGGGAGGCAATCCAGACGGCCCTCGACACCGGGTTGCGGACCGAGGGTGCGGCGTTGGCTTGGGGGTGCATCCGTGGGCTCATGCAGGACCCGGCCACGCCTGCCAATGTCCGCTTGCAGGCCGCACGCTGGACGCTGGAGCACGCTGGCATGGGCTTGGCCGCACAGCAGACACGGCTGGGGCTACCTGCATGGACAGGCCCACTTGCGGACATGGACGAGCACGCCCTGCAGGCGTTTGTGCAGGCTGGTGCGGATGCACTCGCCAGCCTGTCTGCGTCCGAGCACCTGCCTGCCTGTCTGCCTGTGGATGCCTGCCCGGATGTGCAGGTGCCCAAGCAGGCATGAGCAGGTGCGGGCCCGCCCAGCCGCAGGTGCACACGCCATGTGGGGGCGTGCACGCCGCACGCACCCCCGGGCACGCCCCCGCCCGCGACCGTCCGCGTACATCTCAGGTGCCCCGCGAAAAAATCTGGGGCTAAAAGAAGTCCCTACTTTTTGTTGACTTGCAAAGTTCTGACAGCAGCACAGATGTTGTCTGCATCATGTCTCTGCCGCCCGTCCCGTACGACCGTCTGTTCAACTTCGAGACGTTCAGCACCACCAATCCGACCGTCCAGCAGCCCGGCGTACAGATTGACGGCGAACTTGACGCCCTAAAAATCACGGTAGACTCCGTGATTTCTCGTCTGTCTGAAATCCAGCGGTCTGACGGCAAGCTGAACCCGCAAGCCTTTGAGAGCACCGGCATCCCCGAGGCAATCGCAACCCAAGCTTATTCCCAGGTTTATGCACAGCTCCAGCCCCTCGTTCTCTCAGCGTCTCAATCAGCTGTTACCGCATCTATCTCTGCCTCAACTGCAGAAAATCATGCGAACGCTGCTCAGTCTTCTGCGACCACGGCCAACGCAGCCATCGCCCCGGCCAACGCAGCCAAGGACCTCGCGGCCACGAAAGCAACCGAAGCCCAAGCCTGGGCAGTCCAAGCAAACGCGTCCGCGTCGTCTGCCGCGTCTGCGGAAGTAGAGGCAGAGGCTGCAAGGGACCAGGCCATCGTCGCACGCGACGGTGCCGAGCAGGCGTTGTCCAGCGTCAGCATCCTGAAGAACAACATCGACAACCAGTATGGCAACCTGCTCGACGCCGACCAGAACCTTGACGACGTGTCGAGCAAGTCCCAGGCCATCAACAACCTTGGCCTTGATGTGACGGCCATGTCGGACGTCGCGTTGTTCAATCGCTTCAAGTCGATGTTCCACATGTATGTCGACCCTAATGAAGGCGACTGGACCGGGGTTACTTTTGACCTGAGCATCAGCAACTTCCTGCGGACCAACTTCGGACTCGTGTTCAACGAAGCATCCGGACTTTTTGTCCTCGCCGAGCCTTTCAATAACTTCGGAACTTATCTTGGTCAGGGCATCGAGGGTATGCACGAAGACAGCACGCTTGCCTTGCCTGGCTCAAACCAGGAAGACCGACGCGTCCTTACGCTCGCACACCGCCGTGCAGTTCTGCTGAAGCGTATGTCCATCATGGCTTCCATCATGCGGAACTCGATGCTCCGCATCCGAAGCGAATGGGGATACAATGGCGACAACCGTCTGATTACGCTTCAGGATTTTCAGTCTGCACAGGGCAACACCCTGATGAAGTCCACTATGTGGGGTGTCGTTGCTCAGAACGTCAACGACTCGATTTCCAACTGGTGGGCCCAGATTGACGCACCTAATGACGGCAAGCAGTATGCTCGCAAGAACCTCGCCTGGACCGAAGTTGCTGCCTCCGGCGGTGGCGTTTCCCAATACGACAACTTCAAGGTCTACAATGCGAACGACGTCGTCTGGTTGGGTAACTTCATCTACCGTTTCAACACCTACATTGGTGCGGCTGGTTATGGACCCGTGACCCATCCTGCCAGTTGGACCAAGCTGTCTGCGTCTGAAATCGCCGACATCAACGGTCTGCAGACCGCGTTGAACGGCAAAGCGGCCAGCACGCACACGCACACCATCGCGAATGTGACCGGTCTGCAGACGGCACTCAACGGGAAGGCAAACCTGTCGCACAGCCACAACATTTTTGAAATCAGCGGTTGGGCGGCACAGCTTGAACCTTACGAGCGTCGAACCCTTCCCGTTGTCTACGGAAACTACAACCAGACCTTTTACGTCAGCAACCCAGGAAGCCTTCACGTCATCGACTACGCCGCTGATAGCCAAGGCAAAGTGGAGTTTGCATTTAGCAACACCTATGGTGAACGGTATTACTTCTACCAGTCTGCCAACGCTGCGTACCCCGTCCAGTTCCTTGGTGCCATCAACATCGACAACAAGACTTTCACTCGTGGGGCGAAATCTTTCGTGACGGCCATTAATACCGCCGACGGTTGGGTAGTCAGCGGTGACCTTATGTTCCCCCCGTCAGGCACCCTGCTCTCCTCTGGATGTCAGGAAACCACCCAGTCGGACGCACTCGGTCAGTCTTGGACTGGCTACTTCAACAGCGTGTCCGTCTATGCTGACGGTAACGGTGGCACTTACACGTCTGGTGGCATCAACCAGAACGGCTGCTGGTACCCGAACGGGTTCTGTCTGCAGACCGGCGTTGAGACGTCCTTCTCTGAACTCAGCTGGAGCGGCTGCAATTCCAGCGGAACATACAAGTATGCCTACTCGTTCGCAGACCTGTTTGCTGACGGCATTGGTAGCACCTACCTTGGAGGCAACCAGGGCGGCTGGTCTGCCAGCTATGGTGACGTTATTTACGACAGCCTCAATTCATGCCTCGTCAAATACGACGGCATGGGAGGCTACTTCGTCGAAGACACGAGTGGCAGCGGCAATCCTTCGTACGGAACCTATCTTGGATACTTCAGCGGAACGAGCCAGTTCTCGTACTACAGCTCAAACACCGGCAATAGCTACAGCTTTGACTCGTACTACTGGGCTGAAGACCGCTACGCAGACGGTAGCGGCTCCTACTATGTGATGAACAACAACATCAGTTACGTCAGTTACGGCACTTACCTTGGCTACGTCAGCGACGACAACGTCAGCATCTACGCCGACGGCAACGGCTCCTACTACACTTCCTACTAATCATGAAAGCTAACCACGAAACCATCGTCATCCCTGAAAACTCCTGGGTCGCCTTTGTCGACCTTGAGGCCAAGAAAACCTTCGGCCTGTCTGAGTTCAAGAAGGGCGGCAAGTCTCACTCCAAGCTGGACCTCATCATCAAGCCGACCAAGGCCGAAGTTGAGGCCGAGCTTGCGGTGAAGCTCGCCTGATGTCCGAGGAAAAAACCGAATACTCACGCGAGGAGGCCATCGAGGCCTACTCTCGTCAGATTATGGCCGCCAAGCGACTTCTGTCGCTGAAGCGGGCCAGGTCCAGTCTTCTTGAGTTCACCAAGATGACGCTGCCGGACCCAGATGACCCGGATGACATCGAGAAGTCCAGGTACACGGCGTGCAAGCACCACGAAGTCATCGCGGCAGCACTCGAGGAAGTGGAGAAGGGGTCAATCCAGCGGCTCATCATCACGATGCCGCCGCGTCATGGTAAGTCTGAACTGGCTTCCCGCCGGTTCCCGGCGTGGTTCATGGGCAAGGACCCGTATCGTCATACCATCTTCGCCACTTACAACGAGGACACCGCCAAGGACTTCGGTCGTGCTGTCCGTGAAATCGTCCAGATGCCGGTGTTCGGCCAGGTTTTCCCAGGCTGCCAGCTCCGCAAAGGGTCCGCGTCTGCGGAGCAACTTCAGACAATCGAAGGTGGCCAGGCCATGTTCGTAGGGCGTGGCGGCTCCTTGACCGGACGTGGTGCTGACCTCCTTGTCATCGACGACCCAATCAAGGACCGAGACGAAGCAGAGTCCAAGTCTACCCGTGATAAGATGTGGGGTTGGTTCACGGACGTCGCCATGTCTCGACTGATGTCCGTCGGCAGCCGTGTAGTCATCATCATGACCCGGTGGCACGAAGACGACCTTATCGGCCGTCTGACGGACCCCACGAACCCTTACTACAACGCCGAGGAAGCCAAGCATTGGAAGATTTTGGCCCTACCGGCTCTTGCCATGAACGATGACCCCATGGGTCGAAAGCCTGGTGAGGCCTTGTGGCCAGAACGGTTCGACGAAAGCTTCCTCAATCGAGCGAAGTCGCTCAATCCGAGGGGCTTCGCCGCCCTCTACCAGGGGCAACCGGCACCAGAAGACGGCGATTTCTTCAGAAAAGACTGGATGGTCGGGTACCTTCCCAACGAATTGCCCAAGGATTTGATGGTCTACATCGCGTCTGACCATGCTGTTTCGGCTGACCAGGACCGTGACGCCACGGTTTTGCTTCCTGTCGGGGTCGACAGCAACGATGACATCTGGATTTTGCCCGAAATCTGGTGGCGTCGAGCCGAGACAGACGACGTAGTCGAGGCCATGATTGACCTGATTGACAGGTACAAGCCGCTCATGTGGTGGGCGGAACGCGGACACATCTCCAAATCCATCGGCCCGTTCCTAAGAAAGCGTATGCAGGAGCGAGGCATCTATGCGGCCATCGACGAGGTCACCCCCGCTAAGGACAAGCAGACGCGAGCCCAGGCAATCCGTGGCCGCATGGCCATGGGTAAGGTCAAGTTCCCCCGGTTTGCACCCTGGTATCAGGATGCCGAACAGGAACTCCTCAAGTTCCCGTCTGCCAAGCATGACGACTTCGTGGACGCCCTGGCTTACATCGGCCTCGGCCTGTCCAAGCAGTTCGGTGCCCGCGTTCCTGTCCTGTCTGAGCCTAAAGGTTTCCCGGTAGGAAGCATGGGTTGGCTCAAGCAGGCCTCCAACGACCAGCGTCGCCGTGAAAAGCAGTTGCGTTTGGGAGGTTTCTGACAACGCTTCAGACAAATGGAGTCAGACGACATGATGATGATGGGGGGCGTCCCTCCCGAACAACCCCCGATGATGCCTGGCATGATGCCTCAGCAGCCGGGCATCGACCCCATGCAGCAGCAGCAGCCCGGAGAAGGCCGCATCCGTCGTGATGTGATGGAGCCGCCGAAGGCTCGCCTCGAACTCGTCAAGGAAATCTGCGAAAAGGTACGCTCCGGAAAGGCAAAGCATGAGTCCGCGTTCAAGCGTATGCGTGACGACATGGACTTCGTGTCCGGAAAACAATGGGAAGGTGGCGACGAAGGTCGCTATGTTGCCAACATCACTCAGCGTCACATCGCCCAGCGAGTCGCGGCCCTGTATTGCAAGAACCCGAAGGCCACGGCCAAGCGTAAGAAGCGTCTGGAATACTCGCTCTGGAGCGAGTCCATGTCTGAATTGCAGTCCGCACAGGCCATGTCTGCCATGGCCATGCAGCAGGGCATGCCTCCTGACCCCAACGCCATGGCGTTGATGCAGGACTTCCAGCAGGGCTCGCAGAAGCGTGTCATGCTGGACAAGGTCGCCAAGACGCTTGAACTCGTATTCGACCACGTCATCTCCGAGCAGCAGCCCAACTTCAAGGCCCAGATGAAACAGCTCGTCCGTCGTGTCTGTGTGACCGGCGTCGGCTACGTCAAGATTGGCTTTGAACGCGTCACTCAGCGTCGCCCGGAAGATGCCGAGAAAATCCGTGACATCACGGAGCAAATCGCAGCAGTAGAACGCCTTACGCAGGACGTCGAAGACGGCGAAATCAAGGAGAACGAAGCCAACCTCGAGCGTCTGCGTCTGATGATGCGTGACCTGTCTGAGAAGCCCGAAGTCATGGTCCGTGAGGGCGTCGTCTTCGACTTCCCTCCGTCCACCAGCATCATCATCGACCCTAAGTGCCGCCATCTTTCCTCGTTCCTTGGTGCTGAATGGGTCGCTCAGGAGTTCATGATGAGCCCTGACGACATCAAGGAAGTCTACAAGGTGGACATCGGCAACGAATACAACTCCTACAAGGAGGGCCGCAACATCGCCCACCCCGAAATCGGTGGCAACGGCGAGCGTTCAGACGACCGCTGCTGTGTCTGGGAGGTCTACTCCAAGAAGGACCGCATGAAGTACGTCGTCGTCGACGGCTTCCATGACTTCCTGATTGAACCGGAGTCCCCGTGGCCCGAACTCGAAGGCTTCTGGCCCATCTTCCCGCTCGTCTTCAACGAAGTCGAGAACGAGAAGTGCATCTTCCCGCAGTCTGACGTCTCGCTCATCCGTCCTATCCAGGTCGAATACAACCGTGCACGCGAAGGTCTGCGTGAACACCGTCACGCCAACCGCCCGGCCTATGCCGTTCCGTTTGGCATGATGGATGAGAAGGACAAGATTAACCTGGCTGAGCGTCCGGCTCACGCCATCATCGAACTTCGCGGCCTTCAGCCCGGTCAGCCGGTCGATGCCATCCTTCAGCACATCAAGCCGGTCGCCATCGACCCCGCTTTGTATGACACGAGCATGCTCGTGGACGACACGCTTCGCATCCTGGGCTCCCAGGAGGCCAACATCGGCGGCACGGCGGCCTCCGGAACCACGGCCACCGAGGTTTCCGTCGCTGAGTCCAGCCGCATGTCTGCGGTCGGCTCCAATGTCGACGACCTTGACGAGTTCCTTGGCCTGATTTGCCGGGCTGCTGGTCAGGTCATGCTCAAGGAGTTCTCTCAGGAGTACGTCACCAAGGTGGTCGGCCCTGGTGCCGTCTGGCCCCAGTTCACCCGCGAGGAAATTGCGGAGCAACTTTACCTCGACATCGAGGCTGGCTCCTCCGGACGCCCGAATAAGGCCCAGGAACTGCAGAATTGGGAGCGTATGGCCCCCATCCTGATGCAAATCCCTGGTATTCCTCCGGATTTCCTGGCTAAGGAGACGTTCCGCCGCCTGGATGACCGTCTGGACACCACGGACCTCATCGTTGCCACCATCCCGTCCATTGTCGCCATGAACGCCAACCAAAAGGCCATGGCTGGAGACGCCGCCGCTACCACGGAAGGCAATCCTAACGCTCAGGGAGCCGAGGGAGCCAACAATGCACCCGTCCAGGGTGCTGCTCCTGGTGCCCCTGGCCCTCAGACGACAGACAATCAGACGCCGCCTCAAATGATGGCGTAAAAACGCTTGCTTTGTCTGCAGACACAGACAAAGTGTGACTTATCCCACATGGAAACAGACGATAACAACCCGGTAGCCTCGTCGGCTGCGGAAAATACCGACAAAAACAACGGAAACACCGTTCCCTCCCAGGAAAATGCTGTGAGCCAGCAGCCTGAAGACGTGAACGGTGGTTCGGACGCTAATAATGTGCCGCAGGCCCCGTCCGCCTCGGAGACAGACGCTAACAAAAAGCGGACTACCCTACTCGATGTCGTAAAAAGCGTCGCTGCGGGTAAATCCGACGCGGGTTCGTCGCCTGCGGGGAATAACGAAGTCGCATCCAAGGATGCCGAAGGTGGAGAAAAAGCGGTCAAGGACGACGCTACCACCGACGGCAAGGCCGAGGACAAACTTCCGTTCCACAATCACCCTCGATGGAAGGCCTTACTGTCTGAACGCGACTCTTTCAAGGGTCGTGCCGAACAGTATGACAAGATTGAGACGTTCATGACCAACAACCAACTGACGCCTCAAGAGGTGGCAGAAGGCTATCAGGTCATGGCCCTCATCAAGCACAATCCGTTCGAGGCTTACAAGGTACTGCAGAGCCATCTGTCGCGATTGGCACCGGTTGTCGGCGAAATCTTGCCTGAAGACATCAGCAAGCGTGTCGACAACGGAGACGCGGACATTGAGTCCGCGAAAGAACTGGCGAAAGCCAGGGCTCAGGCAAACTTCCTCGCTGCACAGCAGCAACAGGCGTTTGCTCAAAAGCAGGAACTTGAGAACACGGCGAAGATGGGTCAGACCCGCGACGCCGTGGTGGCATGGGAGGAGAACGTCAAAAAACGCGATGTCGATTACTCCAAGAAGCAGCGGTTTGTGATGGATAAGGTCCGTCTGATGCTGCAGGTGCAACCTCCGCAATCGGCCCAGGAAGCCGTCAGCATGGTCGAAAAGGCCTACGCAGACGTCAACGAAGCCATGCGGTCGATTATCCCTGTGCGTCCGGCCCAAGTCGTCACGAGCTCAGTTTCGTCCGTCTCCGCTCAGCCCCAGCCTAAGACGTTGCTCGACGTTGTCCGGTTGGCGGCGGCACGCTAACTACAAACCAGATTAAACATCATGGCCTTCACCACTCAGGAACTCGAGAACATCGCGGCTGCTACGCTCGACTTCTACATCAAGGACAAGCCGTTCGCCCAGACCATCCAGGAAAAGCCCCTGCTCGCGGCCCTCACCCGCAAGCAGAAGTCCTTCCCCGGCGGTAAGGGCAAAATCGACCTCCCGGTCATCTTCGACTACACCACCGCCATCAAGGGCTTCTCGCACCTTGACTCGGTGACGTACGATAACCCGGCCAACCTCAAGCGGGTCAACTACCCGTGGAAGGAAATCCACGCCGGTATCACCGTCTCCCTGACGGAGCTCAAGCACGACGGTATCTCCGTCGTCGACTCCCTCAACGGTGCCTCCACCAGCAAGCACTCCGACCGCGAAATGACCGCCCTCACCGGCCTCCTCGAGCACAAGCTCGCGGACATGGCTGAAGGCTGGGCTCGCTCGTTCAACGAGATGCTCTGGAAGGACGGCACGCAGGACCCCAAGCTCATCCCGGGCATCACGGCCTTCATCTCTGACGACCCCACCACGGGTACCGTCGGCGGTCTTGACCGTGCTCTCGTTCCGGCTTGGCGTAACCGTGCGGCCGTGGGTGCGAACAAGATTATCGCCTCCAAGACCAATCAGACGCTGACCAAGTTCCTCCGAGCTGAAGTCCGCCAGCTGACCCGCTTCGGTGGCAAGCCCAACCTCATCTTCTGTGGCTCGGCCGCCCTGGCTAAGCTGGAAGAAGAAGTCTTCGAGAAGGGCATCTACACCCAGAGCGGCTTCATGAACGGCGGCTCCACGGAGCTCGGCATGGCTGACATCAGCATGCGTGGCGTTGGTAAGTTCGTGTATGACCCGACCCTGGACACCCTGGGTAAGTCGGACTACATCTACTTCATCGACGAGAGCAACCTGAAGCTCTACGTCATGGACGGCGAGGACAAGAAGACCCATAACCCGGCCCGTCCTCACGACCAGTACGTCATCTACCGTGCCATGACCTGGACCGGCGGCATGACCGCCACCCAGCTCAACGGCTCGGCGGTGTACCAGGTGGGCTAAGCCCGTCTGACAGACGTCAAACCGAGGGGTCCCCGAGAGGGGGCCCCTCTTTTTGTTTGCAGACCTGTCTGTGTCTGGTTGACTGTCTGCGTATGCAAACCGTCACCTGCGAAATCCTGCTCTCCGGCGACATCGGCAACACCGTTGTCAAGGAAGGTATCACCGTCCCCGAAATCGTCATCCTCACCGCCCTCCACGGCGTCGGTTCCATCCGGAACGTCAAGCTCGAGGGCGACGCCGCCATCGGCAACCTCAAGGAAGTCGAGCGTCTGACCGCCGCCTATGGCAAGGACATCATCGCCAAGGCGTTTCCTGGTTCTAACCCGAACCTCCCGAAGAAACTCGTCGACATCGGCATCGAAGACGCCCCTGTCGCTGAACTGAAGAAGTAACATGGCTCGCGGCACGTCGCTATCTCAGCTGAGGGACCAGCTGCGTGCCGAAATCGGTGCGTCGCCGAACCCCGCCATGGGTACGAACCAGGTCCACCAGATGAACCTGCTGCTTTCCCGCACGCAGGAGCGTCTGTGGGCCGACTTCGATTGGCCGATGTTCATGGTCACGAGGGACATCGAACTCAAGAACGGACAGCGTTACTACGCTTTCCCGAACTCCCTTGATTTCGGACGCATCAATCAGACAGAGGTAAAGTATTCCGGCGTCTGGCGTCCGCTGGAGTATGGCATCGGCAACGGTGACTTCAACTTCATGGACTCCGATGAAGGCGAACGCCAGGACCCTACGCTCAAATGGGCCACCTACGAAGGTGGAACTCAGTTTGAGGTATGGCCTATTCCTGCGTCGAACGACATGACCCTTCGCTTCACCGGTGTCCGTAAGCTCGCACCTCTCATCGCAGACACGGATGTCTGTGAGCTCGACGACCACCTTCTGACGCTTTACGCGGCCGCTGAACTCCTTGCCCATAACAAGTCCCCGGACGCACCGGCCAAACTCAACCTCGCCAACGTGCATTACGCCCGTCTGCGTGGTCTGTCTGGCAAAGGCGGTCTGACGACCTACGGTGGCGGCTCTCCCGGTGTCAAACCGACCTACCGGATGATTGGCGGCAAGGTCCAGAACTAATCCAATGTCATACCTCGTAGTCGAGAACTTCAAACGTGGGCTCGATACGAGACGCAACATCCTTACGTCTGAGCCCGGATGCCTTGTCGAGATGGACAATGCCCACGTCACGCGTGGCGGGGAAATCGAGAAGCGTAAGGCCTTCAAGTTGGTCGGCAACGTAGGTATCGAAACCTACGGACTCGAGGGGTGTGGTGACACGGTGTTCGTGTTCGGCTCCGCCGCCACGGCTCAGGTTCCTGCCGGTGTCACCTATCAGCGTCTAATCCACCCTGACGGCCCTTCGTTCAGTATGACGAAGGTCGTTTCGTTCACTTCATACGCCGGTAAGCCGTTCGTCATCGCCGAGTTCAACGACGGTTCACGCTATTGCTACTACAACGGCGAGGTCGTACCTGACTCCGTCAACGGCATCTACCGGCTTTCGCACGGAGACGTCGAGGGCTTCCTGAACCACATCAAGACCCTGCTTCCAGATGGATACACCGCGACTGTAACCGGTTCTGGCATCACGATTATCGGACCGCAAGGCAAGGACTTCACGGTCACGACGAGAACTTCTGGAAAGTTCACGGCGGGCACGCCAACCAAGTCTCAGACGGCAGTTAAGCCAATCCCGGAGGTCTTGTCTCGAGGTTCATTCACCATTTCAAGCGGCTCTTACAGCCCGGCCTACTGTTACCTGAACGCCAGACAGACACGCTACGAAAACCTGCCTAATGTTACAGGCATCTTTATCGACGGCGTAGACATCCTGAACCTTGCCAACATTGGCGGCATCGACTGGAACGCAGCCCCGGGTGCGAGTGTTCCGGATGAAACTGCCTACTTCTTTTACACCCTCGTCTACTACATCAACCTGAATACCGCCCAAAGCGGATACAAGGCGAGGTTCACCCCTAATTGGGGCGACTGGTCTGGCCGAAAGCCTTGCGAGTTCTGGATTGAGTCGGCCACCGGTGACCCGACGGCACATAATGGCGACGTTGTCTTGTTTGAGTTTGCGGCAAGGCCAGTTTACCCGGGTGTGGTTCGTGCGGACAGAAACGACGGAGAGGCCTCATTTGCTTGGGGTGCTGAAACGAAAAGCCAATTTTTCCGTCCAGGAGAGGACCCGCAACACGACAACGGTAGATGGGTAATCCCTCCCGTTCGTCCCGTCCTTGTCGGAGGTGCTTTCAATGGCGTCTCATCTGTGAAGATTGATGGCGTTGAGGTGATGGGGACGCCCATAATCTGGAGCGAGTCCAATTCGGCGACGGCAACAGCCATCGCTGACGCAATCAATAACTATCAGTCCAGCTTTGAGATGACTGCCAGCACGGTTGACGGTGGAAAAATCGTGCTGACCGCACTTACGGGCACAGGTAACACCGTCAATGGCAAGGTCGTGTCTGTTCAGACAACCGGAAACTGCACGGTTTCCGCATTGGTCAACTTCACAGGTGGCGTAAACCCTGTCGGAGGAGTCAGTCAACGCACTTCGCTTAGCCTATCTACCTCCGGGACCCATTCTGAGACTGTAGGTTCAACGCTTGGCTTGACGATTATCGAGGCAGACAACACGACCTATCCTAAGTATTGCGGAGCAACGGCCATGGCTGGACTGAAGCTGAACTACTGCTTCACCTACAAGTCCAAGGTCAACCTGCTGGCAGACTCTTACCTCATCTCCTCAGCCCTTGATGACCCAAAGGATTGGAAATCAAGCGGCATCGGCGTGTTCTTTATCGACATGTCGAACAACACCAACGGCACCGAAGACCTCGTGGCCGCAGCCCCCTATCAAGGAAAGCTCGCCGTATTCAGCCGCAGTTCCTGTCAGATTTGGGCAATCGACGTCGACCCTCAGAATAACGCCTTGTCTCAGGTCGTCCTGAATACCGGAACGGTGGCCCCTGGCTCCGTAATCAGTTACGGCGAGCTGGACGTCTTCTACCTGTCTGACAGCGGTATTCGCTCCCTCCGGGCACGAGACTCATCCAGCCAGGCACAGGTTGCGGATGTCGGAGTCAACATCGACACCATCGTCTCACAGAAGCTGTCTGAAATCCCTGAGTCGACCATCTTCAATACGGCATGTTCGGTCATCGAGCCACGCGATAACCGGCTCATCATGAACGTCTACGACAAGATGTTCGTGCACTCAAGCTACCCGACGGCTGGCATCCAGGCGTGGTCTACTTACACTCCTGAAATCCTGCCGGTCAAGTTGATGACCATCAAGGGCAACATGTATGCTCGTTATGGCAACTCCATCTACATTTACGGAGGAACGTCCGGAAACGAGTATGATGGCTCCACGGCATCCATGACTCTGCCGTACCTTGATGGCGGCAAGCCAGCCCACCAGAAGCACCTCGAGGGCGTCGACCTGACGTCTGACGGCTCGTGGGACTTCTACGTCGGAACTGACCCTTACCGTCCCGAGGTCCGGGACCACATCGGCATCATCGACAACTCCACCTTCCAGCTTGGACGCGTCATCGCGGTAGGTATCGGAACCCACATCGGCGTAAAGCTGACAAGCCGTGGCAATACCTACGGACGCATCGGCAATCTTATCCTTCACTTCCAGATTAATGAAGCTGACTGAACTGAACTACCCCGACGTTCTGTATGTTGCCGAGAACATGCGTGAGTGGGATAAGCGTGAAATCTACGCCGGTAGGTTCACGGATGAGCCCCACGACCTTGCCGAGTCCATCTGTCTGACGGGTGGCATCAGTTACGTCGTCAAGACAGACGATGGCGAACCCGTTGTTGTTTTTGGCGTCATTCCAATCAGTCCTACGTTTTGGAACGTTTACATGTTTTGCACCGATAGGTTCACCGAAATTGCCGTAGAACTCGGGAAACACATCAAGCGTATCATCATTCCGGCTATCATGACGACCGGTTTTCTGCGGGCCGAATGTCGGTCCATGGAGGGCCATCTTGATGCCCACCGCTGGCTTCGCTTTCTTGGCTTTGAGTTCGAGGGTGAGAACCGGATGCTCGGCAAGCATGGCGAGACGTTCTACCTTTTCGCCTTTACTCAGACAGGCCTTCAGACAGATTAGTAACCAATGTGCTTTTCATCCGGAGATGGCGGGGCCGCAGCCCGTGCTCGTGCTGACGAGGACGCACGCCAGGCACGCATCAAGTCTGGAACGGAGAAGATTAACCAGACTTTCTCCCAGTTCGACGACAGTTTCTATCAGAAGCGTGCCGAGGATTTCAAAGCCTTTTCAGCTCCGGAAGCAGAACGCCAATACAAGGACGCCAACCGTGACCTGCTATTCAACCTCGCTCGGTCTGGTAACCTGGCTTCGTCTGAGCGTGCCAGACAGATGTCTGTCGTAGACCGAGAACGCGACATGGCGGCCATGCGTATCGCAGACAAGGGTCAGGAATACGCCAACCAGGCCCGTCAACAGGTCGAGCAAAACCGCACGGACCTTATCAATCAGACGATGGCAAGCGGCGACGACACCCTTGCTGCCAACCAGGCCCGCCAACGTGTTGGCATGCTCAACACTTCCCCTGCTTTTGAAGGACTTGGCTCTCTGTTCGAGACTACGGGTGGCATCATCAAGTCTACCCGCAACGTAGAAGCATACCAGCCCTGGGCTCCCGGTATGTCTGCCTTCACCAGCCCAGGCAAGTCATCCAGGATGGTAGGAGACAAGTAACATGTGCGAACTGATGACCAATCTGACGTACGCGGCCATGGCGGCCGGTACAGCCGCTAAATACGCCGCAGCCCAGAAAAGCTCGAAGGCCATGACGGCCGTTCAGCAACTTGAGGCTGAACGCCAGGAGCGTCTTAATAGGGAGTCTGAAGCATTGTTGTCTGAGGGTGTTGAGAACAACACCCGCATGAGCGTGGAAACCCAGCTCGAGGACAACAAGAACAAGCGTCTGACGGCCATGAACGCCGCAGTTGACGCAATCCCCGTTGGGGATGCGGTCAGCAGGCTTGGTGAGTCAGGTCAAAACCGGCTCGTTCAGGCTGAGACGGCATCCAAGGCGGCGGAAGCCGATGCCGTCAACAAGAGCACCGGTAAAGCCATGGCTTCGATGGGCTCCCTGTCTGACACCAACCTGAACCTTGGTATCAGTAACGCTCGAGGACTTCAAAACATCAGCAAAATCGGCAACTTTAAGCGTGGCTCCGGACAGGTTGCCAACATCGAAAACGAAACGGCAAGCCGTGCTGGAGAAGGTCTGTCTCAGATTGGAGACATCCTAAATGCACTTGCCGTAGTGTCTGGCGGATACGCAGCACAGGGCACGACTCCATGGATGTCCGCAACTGAAAAGGCGGCCAACCTGGCCCAGGCTCAAAAAGCGTGGCTCGCTGAAGCCGCAAAGGCTGGCCTGCCTGCTGCAGCGACTGCCGCTGGTACGCCTACCGCCCTTGTTGGTTCATCTGCTGGTCAGGTTGGAAACCTTCTCGCTCAAGGTAGTGCATTTACCGGTGGCTTTGGCATGAATAACCGCAGGCCGCAGGCTTACAATCTCTACAATAACGGACGAATTACCTGACCATGGCCCCTACCAAGAACCCTTTTACCGCAGCCCTTGAAGGCTTCGCTGTCGACCCGGAAGCCCAGGCCAAGGGCCAGGTCTACCTTGGTCAGACGGCTAAGTTGAACAACGAGAACACTATCCTTTCAGGTCGCATCGCAGCCCGAAACGAGATGCTCAGGGACCCCAAAACCCCGCCACATATTCGGGCGATGCTTCTGGCTAATGAAACGATTAACCCTCAGCAGGCAACCGGTGCTACCCGTGAGTTTTTCGGAACTGAAACCCTGTTCCCCAACGGCAAGCCAGCCACCGGATTGACCCCTGAAGCTCGCTCTGCCGGTCTTGCCGCGTGGGGTATCAACCCGAACGACAACCTGGTTCATGGATTTTCTGGCCAACCTGGCTTGGCACCATCTAATGCCGCTGCCAAGGACCCGGATGTCCACATGGTTGATGGCGTTCCTCATGTCTGGACCACCGTCCAAGGCAAGGATGCCAGCGGCAAGGTAGTCACAGAAAGGCGTCTGATGGCAGCTCCTGGCGTGACTACTCAGACGCTCGCCAAGCCAGTCGTGCCTGGCGACAAGCCTACGGTCGTCAACAAGAGGGTTGGCGAAGGCGGTAAAATCGAGGTTTCATACAACACCCCGGAAGTCAAAGGTGGTCAGCTTGTCAGCGTGGCTGACTTGATGAGAATTACGGAAGAACGACGAAGGCAGGCTACCACCCAACTTGGTACCGCTGCCTTGAAGTACCCTTCCGGTCCTTACGCGTTCCTGCTCGACAGACAACTTGGACGCATCGACGAGCAGGGCAATCCGAGGGAAGGAGTCATGTCCCTCAACCCGCTTGAGGCTAATTCCATCATCAACCTTGCTACTGAACTTCAAGGCCGTGGTTACCTCCCCCTCGAGGCGTTTAACCTTGCGATGGAGATGCACCCCAAGTTGAAGGCTGCAATCCAAGCAGGAACAATGGCTACTGGAGACTTTGACAGGGGTTTTGCCTGGAACCCATTTAGCGGAACCGACAAATACCAGTCTGGCGGCAAAACCATGAACTTCCCCCATTTTGGAGGAGACTTTGCTATGAGCCCTGGTTTTGTACCGAAGGAAACCGGAGACTACAGCAATCGTATTTCTGGCACCGTTCCGGTACCTTCAGACACGGTCATCGTGTCCCAGCCTGACCTTGCTTCTGCCGTGTCTGCTGGTGTCGCCATTCGTCCTCGTTTTGCTTCCCCCATCCCCTCAGACATGGCTTCGGCAAAAGAAGGCGACTACTACTACAGCGGAACCTCTGAGTCTCCACGTTTTGTCGTAGCCCGTCAGCAGGACGGTAAGGTAGTCCTTGTTCCTGTGACCGGCATCCAGCAGTAAGTCTCGACAGACGTGTCTGAAGCACTATCTCTCAGACATGGCTAAGAAGGACAACTTTGACCTACGCAAAGCACTCGAGCAACGCGGTCTGACACCTGTTACTATTGTCGGCGACCCGAGCAGCCAAGAAGGAGCAAAGGGCGTTCGCTCTGGCACCTGGAACCCGTCTTATGACGAGACTCGTGCCGTAGCTAACCAGCATCTTTCAAACTTCAAAAACTCCGCCTTCCCTGACGGACTTCGCAGCGGCGGACGCTTTCAGAGCCCAGGTGGTGGACTTAATGTAATCACGGATGTCTATGTGGACATCGGCGAAGATGGGTTCCCGTCTGTTAAGAGCTTCTCTTTCTCAGACCCGAAGGGTCAGGAATACACATACCATCTTGACGCACAGGTAGAAGGTCAGGCTGAACCTCAGTCTATCGTTACCCCGAAGGCTGACCCAAATGTTGCAGCCAATCGTCTGTCCCAAATCCGCCCCACCGGTCCCGCGAACACGGAACTAAGGGGGCCGATGCCTGAGCCCGGTTTGCTTGGTAAGGCCGCAGGGGAAGTCCGGATGGCCGCTGGTGCGGTTAAGGACAAGATTTACGATGGTGCTGCACTCCTGTTCGGAGAAAAGTCGGGAACGATTGAAAACAAGACGCTTCCGTCTCCTCCCGGATGGTCTGAGCACCAGCTTCGTTCTTTCCACAGCACCGGAGCACTTCCGCATGGTGGCTCGTGGGATGACGTTTTTTACCCGAACTTCACTCCTATCACCAATACTAAGGGTGAAACTGTTGGATACCACCAGCCTGGAGAATTGCGTGCACCGCTTGAATACAAGCCGTGGATGCGTAGTGACACCGTTACCGAGGAAGCGTTCAAAAGGGACGGACTGATTGGCGGAATGTTCGCCATGCAGAACCCGTATGGCAACATCAAGGACATCATCCATAACCTTCCCATTCCGGGTGGAGAGGGAAAGTATGACACCATCGGAAATCGTACCGCAGGCGTGATTGGCCTCGAGCAGCGACTCCCAGGAAATGGGCTCCCGCTCGTCGGACAGGGAAACGCCACCCCTCAGCAGCATCTTTTCCAGCCTCAATACATCGCACCAAGCGACTCTGGCCTCGCGACTGGACTCAAGGGTGCCTACAACGTTGGCACGGGTGTTGCCAACGTAATCTACTCTATCCCTGAGTTCATGCACAGCGGAACCGGACGTGCGGTTCAGGGCGTCGGAATGAAACTGCAGGCAGCCAAGGCTGCAATCCCGCAAGCCATGATGCAGACAGGTGCGGCCTCTCCGCAGACGGCTGCTGCCGTCAATACGGCCAGGAAATGGCTTGCCGCAGACACGGCAGCACAAGGCATGTTCTTCGGACACATGGGCGGTGCGACTATTGATGCCGGAAAGAACGTTGTTGAGCAGGTTCGTCAAGGGGACTACGCGAACCTCACTTCATCGCTTCCTGACCTTATTGCGTCAGGTCTGTTCACCGCTCAGATTGGCAAGCACACCCTTGGCAACATCCCCCAGCTAACCCATGGCGGCATGCACAGGGTTGGCGTAGATGCCGGTCTGCAGCAAGTCGTCGACAGCAACATGTCTGCGATTGATAGGAACTTTGCTCAGACACCGGACGTTGTCCGGGAGGCTGACATGCGTGCCACCTTTGGCGACGGGTTTAGGGCTCTGACGTACGGCACCGGTGGTGTTCCGATTAGTCCCATTGTTTATGGCAGGAATTACGCAGGAGTTCAGGGCCTTCCGCAGAAGACAATCACCACGGCAAGCGGAGAGAAGGTCTATGAGCCGCAAGAAGGCGATTTGACCTCCGGCTCACGACTTGACCTCCGTAACCTTGCCAAGCCTGAAGGAAAGCCGGTTGAACTTAGCCCCGCCGCCGCCAAGTTGATGAAAGAAGGCGAGGAGCTCACCGCAAAAGAAGCGGCTGAACGCATCCAGCGTTCTTCCGCAGACGAAGCCGAGCGTGCTCGCGTTCTTGCTGAACTTGAAAAGCAAGGCTTTACGGCCGAACAGAAAGCCAAAGACGACATTGAGCTTGGCGACTACCTGCAGCGTATGCAGGAGGAACGCCTCAAGCTTTTCCAGGAAACCGGTCATTACTACCATCCTGACGAACTCCTTGCGTCTACCTCCGGTGGTCGTGCAGGTGGTCGTCGCATTGACCCCGCAAAGGGCGGCCAGAGGGGCACGAGCCCTGTCGACATCGCGGCTGAAGCACGCCGTCGCCAGGAACTCATCAATAACGGCATCAACCCAGACACGAACCAGCCGATGGCACGGCCTGGAACCCTGCCTGCTGACGCCCTGACCGGCCCTCGCGGTACGGCGACCATGGCTCCCGACGCTACCGCTGCCCGTCCTAATCTCCCCGCCGAGGGCGTGACGAACATCGAGTCCCAGCGTAACGCCGATGGGACCATGGATGTTCCTACCGCCCGTCTGCCTGAAGTCCATTCATCCCTGTTCAGCGGCCCGGCAGGCCGTAATTTGATTGATACCGCCGCTGCCGAACTTGGTCTGCCAAAGCCTACGGAGTCTGTCGATACAGGCTTCTGGAGCGAAGGCGGCGTTCTGCAAAACAACGGTGCTTCTGCCTTCCGTTTCACGCTTCAGCCAGGCTCTGACATGACAGACGCGATGCGTCGAGTCGGACAGTTCGCGACCTCGCTGTCTGCAGCTCACGGCCAAAAAGGAGTGGGATGGTCTGTCATCAGACACGACCTCCAGCCGGACGTTAATGGGCAGTATCCTGGCTACAAGGGTCCGAATGAGATGGGCACGGCCATCCAGGTTGACGCCGGTCGCAAGCTTAACAGGCCTGAAGTCATCGCCTTCTCCAAGGAGGTCGAAAAGATACTGAAGGCAGACTACGGCATTGACGCCGTTGGCTCCGTAGGACCGATGAGCCACGAGGGCGGCATCCGAATGTTTGACTTTGGTGGCAAGGTACCCAATAAGATGGCCCTGGCAGAGGCGTCTCGCCTGGCCTGGGAAAGGACCATCGGCCGCGACAGCGGCCACAACGCTACCGTCCGACTAATCGCTTATGAAGGCAAATACGAACAACAACAAGGCTGGGACTCCGAGTTCAAGCCAGGCACCTTCGGGGGCCGGTACGGCCAGGTTCTTGGCCTGGGAACCGACGCAGGCATCAGCCCAAGACTACGTCGAGCTATTGATGCAGCCACCCGGGAACGGAACGAGCAGACGAAACTCTACTCAGGTCACGGAGGGAAGCGAGGAACTCAATTCCATCCTCAGACAGGGCAACCCCTCGACCCGACCGGAAGCCGGGTCGTCGCAACCCCTCTCGCCCTCACCGGAGACAGGCAGCTCTCTACCCCTGTCCGCCCCGTCCTTCCCCAGTCAAATGCCGAGCAGGTCCCCCTTACCGCAGGGTATGGGCGTTCAAGCCCCAGACTCCCAGGAAGCTCTCAATCTCGGGCAGCTATTCCAGCAGCCGAGACAAATCAGGCCGCCAGGGATGTAGGCCGTTTCCGGGAACTCGACAATCCCGACGCACGCCTTGGTGGTGGTCAGACCGCCGTTCAAGCACCTCTTTCTCGGGGACTTTCAGACACTCTCAGACAGACCTCCTCTCGCGGTGACAATCTCACTCTTGAGGTCCTGAGCGAGAACGAGTCTCTCAACGGTGCCGTCAGGGGCAACAACCCTGGCGTGCCCACCCGGATGAACACGGTCCATCTGCTGCTTCGTTCTGACAAGGACATCCCTGTCCCGCCGACCCAGACCGGACGTCCGGATTACACCGGAATGTCCAACCTATTCCGAGGTGAGGCTGGCCGTCGCGTCGCTACGGAAATCATCGGGCAAATCCAGACCACAAAGAACGGAGAGCCAGAAGTCTACATCGAGCGTTTCGACACCCATCCTGGCATGCGAAACCAGGGCATGCTCAAGGGCCTGGTGTCTGAGTTCGTGCACCGCATCAACAACGAGGCGGAAGCACAGGGAATGACCCGCATCAAGTATCGCCTGGAGGATGTGTCTGACCTCAGCAATTCGTCCAAGGCTCTTGCTGCCGTTGTTGGTCCAGAAAACATCACCATCAACGTCAAGGGTATCGGCGAAATGCCATACCTTGAATGGCGTAAGAAGTTCGACTCAGACGTGCTGCGTCGAGCCGAGAACGAACGGGCTGAAGCCAAGACCTTTGACGACGTCCTGAAGGCCGGTGAGGACTTCCAGGCCGGTCGCATTAGTGAAGCGGAGCGAGATGCCATCTTCGCGGCCCACTATGACGCATCTACGCGTCTCGAAAACGACACTACTTACCGCTACTCCAAGGGTGCTTACGGTTATTCCATGCTTGGCAATCGCTCCCTTCAGGGCGACTCGCTTGAGAACCAGATTGCCGACCACTACCAACGTATCGAAGAAGCTAAGGGCAAGCTTGAGCGTGGTGAAGGTAACCCTAATCGCATCCGAGCTGAGCTCGACATGCTTGGAGATGACCTTCAGGACCTTCTCAGACAGCAGGACAGGCAGGCCGGTCTGAGCACTTTTGACGCCAAGCCAGCAGAGGCACCGGCTGAAACCAGCAACGTCCCGCGTTGGGAGCAGCCTATGCCTGCTCACCTTCGCCCGGGTACGCCCGCCTACAACCGCGAAATCATGGAGCGTCATCATGCGAAGATGGACTCCATGAAGATGTCTGGAAACGAGGCCCGTCTGCTACCCCCGAGGGCCGAAGTTGAACTCATGGGTCTGCGTCGTCTGATGCGTGATGTGTCTGACGGCAAGGTTTCTACCGGAGAAGCCACCGAGGCTATCCAGCGTTCCATTGAGAAACTCGTGGACCGAACCTCCGTATCCAAGGAGCGTGGACTTGCCGAACTCCGGAACATCCAGGGTATCGACCAGCAGTTCCTTGACATGGCTGCCCGAAAGTTTGACGAGCGTGAAGCCCGCAAAAATCAGGCATCCCAGCCAGCCCCGCAGGGTGGCACCACCGGCCGTGACCGTGTCCGTGACCCGCTTGCCAAGCCGCAGGTATGGGAGCGACGACAGGAACGTACCGGCCCTGAAGCCCTCACCGAAACCGGTGACCCTTCTCGCCTTACCTACGACGAACTCGTAGACCTCCAGACGCGACTTGAGAAGAACAAGGGCTCCGCAGACCCTGACCTTCTCCGCTCGGTCACCGAGGAGATGCAGAACCGCCACCGCCAATACGGCAACGAAGGCGAGCGTAATACCGCCCTTGGCGGCTTTGTCCCCGAAACCACTCCTAAGTCCCAGTTGAACGACATGGTCCGCAGCCTGCCGGACCAAATCCGCTCAGACCGCGAGCGTCTGTCTGAACTCAACAAGCGTGACGGCCGCAATCGCTCTCCGGAGGCGGCTCAACTTGCCACCGAAATCAAGGTCAACGAGGAGCGTCTGCGTGCCGCCAAGGTCGAACTCAACGCCCGTGGCCGACAGCAGGGTAACTGGGAACGCCTTGACCGCAGTCGTATCGTCCAACGTGAACGCGATAAGCAGACGTTCGACAATCCAGACAACCCGGGCCCCCGTGTTAAGCGTGACCCCGTCCAGGCCCTTAATTGGGCTCGCGGTCGCTTCGACCGTCTGACCATCGACGAACTAATGCAGGCCCGGGACGCCCTCAAGGAGCAGGGGCGCCCCTACTGGCGTGAAGTCGAAAAGGCTATCAACGAGCGTCGAAAGGCCATGCCTGAGATGCGTCGCGAAGAAGGTCGCACCACGGACATCGTTCCTGAGAACATGACCCGTTCTGAGTTGGAAGCCGAAGTGGACCGTCTGTCCATGGAGGTCGAAGCCAACGACGCACGCGTGTCTGAAATGCAGGCTGCCGGTGCGTCTGCGTCTGAAATCGCGGCCGTTCGTTCCGAGGTTGACCTGCAGCGTGGTCGCCTTTCCGAGTTTGAGGCTGAGGTCGCAAACCGTGACCGCATCGAAACCACCGACTTCCGACGCGAAAACGAGAAGCAAATCGGCGGACACCAGCAGTTCACCCACGAAGCCCGAGGCAAACGAGGCAGGGGAATGGAAGTTGTAAGCCGGACCGAAGGCCCAAGGAACGCGTCTGAACAGTTCTGGGAAGAAGAAGCACGCTACTACGGACTGTCTGCGGGTGCCAGAGATGTCGTCAATATGACGCTGAAGGGCCAATCCAAAGTCAAAGACATCCTTGAACGCATCGTCAAGAACTCCAAAAGCAAGGACATGCAGGGCATTGACCCGGAACTCGGGAAACTTGCCGAATACCTGCTGAAAAACCAGGACAAAAAGAGCCTTGAGGTTGTCGTCGGTGCTTGGGGCAAGGATAGCAGACAGGCGTCAGGCTACATGCCTGGCTGGAGGTCTGAAGGTCCGAGCATCCAGGGAGGCACCAAGTACGGCGGCATCAAGTTCAACCGCGAACAGCTGTCCGACCCTGCCCGTGCACTTGAAATCGTGATGCACGAAATCGTGCACTCTGCCACCGCTGACAAAGTCAACCGTGCAATCTTCGGCACTATCGGCATCGTGACCGGACCTGACTCCGACGTGATGGGTTCGTCTGGAACACGCTATTACGACCGTCTTCGTGCCTACGTCAACAACCCCGGTTCAGACAAGGCTGTCAGGAAGCTCGTTCAGACATACCTGAAGGTGCTGTCTGAGCAGAAGGATAACAGCAAGCCGTTCAGCATGGACAAGCTGGACAGACTTCGGAACGAGGACGTCAGTGCCAGGGACAATGTCTTCGGACCTGGTTCAGACATGGACAAACTTTCCCGTGCCGGACAGTATCCGATTGCCGACCTAAACGAGTTTATCTCTCACGCGGCAACCAACCCAGATTTCAAGGCTTACCTCAAGTCCATTAAGATGGGCGAGACGAACGCATGGTCGCGTTTCAAGCAGGCCGTCAAGGACATCATGGGCATCGAGGGCAACACCGCCCTCGACCATGCCATGGAGTCCATCCTCGAAATCTCGTCCCGGGATACCTCCAGCTTCGCCAAGCCTGACAACGAATACTACGACCACCTTCACCGACTCCGCACGGAACGCTTCATGCGTCGTGGCATGAGCCAGGCTGACGCCGAAGCCGCATCCATGTCTGAAATCCATCCGAAGGGTTTCGACAAGTTCGGCATCGGAAAGCAGACGATTACCCGTGGCATCAAGGACGCCGAGGCGGACATTGAGGAACTCAACAACCGAACGGACAGAGGAAGAAGCATGACCCGAGAACAGGTCACCGAAATGAATGACCTGCTCGATGAACATCGCACGAAGCACGAAGACTTTGATAACAAGGCCGGAAACAGTCCTGACTTTCAGCGTGCCCAAGCCGACCTAAAGGCTGAACTCGGCCGTGAGCCGACCTACGACGAGGTCATCCAAGAGATGGATTTTCGCGAGAGCACGACCAACCCTGAAAACTACAACTACCGCCAGTCTGAGCGTGACCGCAAGCTGGAGACTCGGGGCAAGTCAGAGCAGGAACTCATGGACCGCCTCCGCGAGGAGCCTGGAATGGATGAAAAACTTCCCCCGAGGGAGGAGGTCGTAGACCCCGAACTCGAAGCCGAAATCGCCCGAGAGGCGGCCACCTCGATGGGTCTTGAGAAAGATACGCTTGAGGCCCTTGGCATTATCACCCGAGAAGAACGCCGTTCTTCCGGTGAGTTCGCACCCGGCTCGTTCGAGCGACGCGACGAACTCTACCAGGGCTTCGTCGAACTCGGCGGAGACACGGACGTCCGTAACTCGTCCGAAATCCCGGCGGACGTTCAGCGGGCCTTCAAGGAACGGTACGGATTTGAATACAAGCCGGAAGACGTTGACACGCTCGGAGAACCACGCCTCGGAAACAACGACGTCAAGGGACTCGGGAACGAATACTCCATGTCCTCCAACAAGAGCTTCCTCCGTGAGGAAGCCCAGGCCTCCATCAACGTGGTCAAGAAGGGCATCGAAGGCCTGAAGCGTGCCAAGGAAAACATCACGGACAAGGAAACCTTCACACAGCATGGCGTCGATTTCGCGACTGCTTCGTTCCTTCGTTCCTCGCAGGCTCAGTTGGATGTGCTCGCAGACAGACGCCAGTCTAAAGTCATTCGCGAAGTCAGCGAACTACTGAACAGCACCCTTGCTGGTCGCACGGACAAGGCCGCTAAAATCGGCTTCCATACCGCAGTCAGCCGGAGCCAGCTTCAGTTCAAGAACGAACTCGCAGACGCACTTCGTCCGTTCGAGTCCGAACTCAAACTCAAGGATGTCGACGGACAAAAGCAGTTCCTCGAAGACCTTGGCCGTGCCATGGTTCAGCCGGGTCTTCCGTCTGACCCTAAGTTGGCTCAGGCTGTCACCTCGCTGCGAGGACTCTACCGAAAGATGCACCAGTATCAAATCCGTGCTGGCATCAAGCTCGACAACGCCGGAGAAACCTACGTCCCTCGCATGCTCGACAACGAGATGGTGCTAAAGGACCGTTATGGCTTCCTAAACGCGGCTCAGAAGGCCTACGAAACCACTGGCATGGACCCAATCGAAGCACGCGAAGCGGCTTCGGAATGGTACGACGCCATCCTTCGTGGAGACAGCGGCTTTAGTTTTGACCAGAAGTTCGTGTTCGACTCGTCGAACCTGAACGGAGAGCCGAAGCATACCCGCTCCCGCAAGTTCAACAAGGTAGCCGAAGGGTTCATGGAGAAGTATTACAACCGGAACATCCTTGACGCCACCAACTCGTACATCGGGCGTGCGGTCAAGAACGCCGAAATTGCCCGACGCTTCGGTGCCGAGTTTGAAGTCTATCAAGGACTTCAGAAAGCCCTGATTAGCGAAGGCAACCGCACCGCCTTGCAGGAGATGAACTCCCTTGTCGCCAATCAGTTGGGCACCAACCAACTCAAGGACTACAAGGGCCAAGGCATCATCAACTTCCTGAACGCCTATTCGGCCATCCACTTCCTGCCTCGTGCCACCCTGTCTTCGATTGGTGAGCCCTTGGTTACCGGCCTTCGGACCGGCAACGTCGTGGATAGTCTGTCTGCCATGGGCAATTCGCTGGTCTACATGAAGCGAAAGCTCCTGGCTGAAGACCCTGACTACTACCACAAGCTCGCACAAGACGTCGGAGTCGTCGTGTCTGAACTGTCTGGACAGGCCGTAAGCTCGTCTGTCGACAGCCGCTATTGGACCGACCAGACCCGCTCCGGCAGCAAGTACCTGACCGACCAGTTCTTCCGCAAGACCGGCCTTCACCAATGGACGGAAGGCACCCGCATCGCTTCCGTCCGTGCCGGTACCGTGTTCCTTCGACGACTTGCCGAAGACATCAACGACAACGGCCGCATGAAGGCTTCGTCTGCACGCTACCTCAACGAACTTGGCATTACTGACCACGCTTCGTTTGCCAAGTTCGTCAAGCAACTCGAGAAGCTCGACGAGGCTGGAAAGCTTGCCCTAATCAGCAGACAGAACGGCAAGGGCCCTCAGATGTATCGTGACGCCCTGGCTCGCTTTGCCGAACAGGTCATCATGAACCCGAACGCTGGCACCCGTCCTCGCTGGGCCAACCACCCCCTTGGTTCCGTCATCTTCAACCTTCAGTCGTACCTCTACGCCTTCCACGAGAACGTCACCAAGCGTGCACTCCGTCTGGCAAAGACGGCCGTGTCGAAGAACGAACTGACCGCCATGGACCGCATGCACATGCTCGGGCCTGCCATGATGCTGCCTGTCCTTACCGGCGTGCAGTACCTGATTGGCGAAGGTCGCGACGAAGCCTTCAAGGACCCGGCACGAGTCAACGAAGCGAAGATGAGCGAAGGCATGAAGATTGCCCGAGCCATGTCCCGCTCCAACTTGTTCGGACGCTTCGACTTCATGGCTAACGCCGCACTTAGTGCACGCTACGACAAGGACCCGGCGACCGTCATGCTTGGCCCTGTCCTTGGAACCTTCTCCGAAGGCATCAAGGGCGGCGTAGACTACCTCGGTCCGAGGAACTCCAAGAACACCAATACGGCTGAACGCCGGTTTGCCCGACTTGGCTATGACCTCGCGGTCCAGCCTGCGGCCAACGCCGCCTTTGCCCTTGGTCCGGGTAAAATCATGGGAGGCATGGGAGCCATTGGCATCCAGGCCACCAGCCACCCGGCCACCCGAGAGTATGTCGTCAAGGGACTTGCTGGTAAGCCAGCCAAGCCGCAGAAACGAAACGACGAGGAAGACGACAACATCATCGACGAGCTCTTGAAGTGAACCGGCTCGAGCTAAAGCGGACGCGGATGATGGCTTACCGAAAGGCCTTTCCGAACGTCATGCTTTACGCTCTGGCAAAACAGCGAGCCAGACAGAAGAACCTCAAGTTTGCGATAACGCCGGAGGACATCGTAATCCCGAAGCGTTGTCCCGTCCTTGGCATTACGCTTGCACACGGGAAGAACAAGCGACCACGACCCACGTCACCGACATTAGATAGGATAATCCCATCCAAGGGGTATGTCCGTGGAAACATTATCGTCATTTCGTCGCTTGCAAACAGGGTGAAATCCACGGCAAACTGGTCGCAGATTTTAGCGGTAGGCTATTGGCTCAAACGCTTGACCAGCAGACGAGTCAGACAATGATGTCTGAACCATGATTGCCTTCATTATCGGCCTCCTCGTCGGCTTCGTCGCCGGTGCCCTTGTCTTCCGCAAGCACGCCGCCAAGGCGTCTGAGCTGGAGCAAAAAGGCAAGACCATCCTCGACGCCCTCAAGGGTAAGTAATTGAATAACAGGGCTTACCAAAATAAGATGCGTCTGATTTTGGTAATCGCCTTGCTCGCCCTGGCCGGGTGCAAATCCAAGCCGTTAGACGAGCCTTTGCCAAAGCAGCCGGAGGCTCCGACCAAGCAGTCGAGCGTTTCTGCACTCGGCAAAGACCTCGACAAGACCGACCACCGCGTCGCGTCTGCGTTAATCGCAATCGAGAAGAACGCAGACAAGCCAAAGGTCGTCGTCGCCGAGTCCCGCCTCGCCCAGTCCTATCTGCCCCAACCCCCCGAGGCTGATGTGGCCTTCGCCGTGGCCCGGGCTACCAAGGCCGACCCCATCGACTACGCCAAGCAGATGGAGTTCGGACGCAAACTCGCGACCGCCGTCAATAAGGCCTGGGAGAAACTTGAGGCCGACCAGGCCGAGGCTAAGCGTGTGTCTGACATGAAGGACAAGCGGATTTCAGACCTCCAGGCAGAGGTTGAACGCGTGAAGAAGGATGCGTCATCTCAGACATGGACCCTCGTAGGAGCCGGTCTGGCTGTCGTCGGTGCCCTCACCACGGCGTTCATGGGTCCTCGCATCGGCATCCCACTCCTGCTTTGCGGGGCCTTCTGTGGGTCAATCCCATTCATCATCGACTCTCCATACTTCGAGTATGTAGCCGGTGCCACCTTGGCAATCTCCTGCGGACTTGGTCTGTGGTGGCTTGCGGACAAGGTCCGTGACTCGGTCAATGAAACCCCTAAAAACGATGGCCAAGAAAAACCCAAAGAGGACCATCCGGTTCGTTAATCTCGGCAAGGAAGCACCGAACGGTAAGCCGGGCGGCACGCCATTCGGAGACTTCGACCCTAACACAGGGGTCATCCGTGTGGACCCTCGCCAGAAAGAGGACGAACTTTTCGACACCCTCGTCCATGAACTCATCCATGCGGCGTATCCTTTCCTAATCGAGGACTCGGTTCATAAGGGAGCCACATCAATCTCATCGGTCCTGTGGGACCTCGGATACCGGAGAACCCATAAGTGAGTCCCCCTCCCCCAGCAGACCCGGAGTCCAGCAAGGACCTGCTTCAGACCCTGAAAGAAGGCGGCTTCACCGCATCCCTAATCGGCGTAGCCGGAATGGTGGCCAGGCTTTTGCTGTCCGACGGCAAGACGTCCTTCGGCGGTGCCGTCAGACATGTCCTTGCTGCAGGCATCGTAGCCTACCTGGTTGACCAGGGGTTGCAGGAGCAGTCGATGGCGAGGGGTCTGAAGGTGGCATGCGTCGGTATTAGCGGTGCGACCGCAACGGAAATCGTGGAGTTCGTAATCAAATGGGCCAAGGCTAAGGGCTCAGCCGAAGTGGCCAAAATCTCACCCAAGGGGAAAGCCAATGGCCGACGAAAGAAGTGACTCGGGCAACCTTCAGTTGGCCCTAATCGGCACGCTTATCGTAGCCGATGCCGTCTGCGTGCGGCTCTGGTTCATAATGGAAGAAATCAGGTTGGCCCTGACCGACCCGAACGCCATGGTGCTGCTCATCACAGACGACAAAATCCTGTCTGACAGTAAGACATCAGAGAACATGCTGGAGTCCGCCAAGGGTGGGTTTCACGACGCCGAGAGGGCCGTGCTCGTGTTCTCAACCTGCCTCGTAGTCATCACGTTTGCGATGGCCATGCGTGTCATCAAAGGAATGAGACAGCCTGCCGCAGGTGGTTCGGCGAGTGGTGGGCGTAGACGCGGATGACGGTCTGAACCGTGTCTCCAAGGACACCGGCTATGTCGAACATGGATACGCCGGACTGTGCGGCCAGCGTGGCCCATGTGTGGCGGAGCGTGTGCGGCGTCATGGCTTCCCACTTGTCGGAATACTGAGGGTGACGCTTCTTGAGCAGGACCTTGAGCCGCAGGAACTCCCGGTGCATAGGCGTGTTGTTGCCGGTCACGAACTCACTCGTGGGCTGGGGCGAGCAGTAGCGTTCCTTGAGGGCGTCGAACAGGGCCTTGTTCATCGGCACCTTGACCTTACGCTTCTTGGTCCGGACGGACCCGTCGTCGAAGTTAATCATGCCGTTGGCGAAGTCCACCCGGTCCCATGTCAGATGCTCGATGGACCCCTTTCTGGCAGCCGTGTAGGCCGCAATCATGACGAACAGATAGGTCCGCTCGCCGCAGTCTTTGGCCGTATCAAGGGCCACCTGCAGTTGCTCCTTGGTGAGGTAGAGGTCCTTGGGGGCTGGCTGTCTGGGGATGAACATGTGTCTGAGGCTGTCTGAAGTCAGACGGCCAGCCTTGATGCCATGGTTGATGGCGGCACGGAGCATGCCAATCTCCCGACGGACTGTCGACTCCGCCACGGCATTGGCCCCACATCGGCCAGCCTGCCGCAGGTTGCTGTATTTGAGAGTCTCGGCCATACCAATGTCCCGGGGCTTGACCTTGCCGAACATGGCGAGGAGGGGGAGGGCACATTGTTCCTGCCTCTCCTGTGCGACCACACGCGTCTCGACGTGCTCACGCATGTAATCGGCTATGACCATGTCGAGGGTAGGGTCGGCCTTGTCCACGGCCGCCTGCTTGGATAGCGTGCACCACTTACCGAACGCCTGCATGGCCTCGTCGTAGTCGCGGGTGCCAAGCGAGCGAACGCGGGAACGCCCATCCTGTGCGAAGCGGACCTCGTAAATGTCGGTGTTCGGGTTTTTGACGAGCCTTGGGATACTCATGGGAAAAGCCACCATGGGAAACATTCACATCATGTCAACCGCCAAAATGGGGTTGACTTAGTGTAGGTGGCTTCCCAAGGTGTCGGTGCTATGGAACTCAACACTATCACCAAAATGGACGTCGACAAAATCGTGAAGCGGTTTGGCGGCGTCAACGAACTACATCATCGCCTGCTTGCCAAAGGCGTTGACGTCAACCCCAAGACCATCGAGAAGTGGCGTGAGCGTCGCCGCATCCCATCTTGGCGTCTGCTTCAAATCATCGCACTCGCCAAGGTCGAAGGCCAGCCCATCGACATTCTCGAGTACGCCGCCAACTGATTTCCACCCACACCACACAACATGAAACTGAAGAAGAACACCGTCAAGGACCTCGCTGATGCCTACAAGAGCATGAGCATCGTCCGTCTGCGTGAGATGTACGCGATGGCCGTCGAGGACGTCAACCGCAGCAAGAAGAACATGGACCTCATCAAGGCCGAACTGAGCACCCGCTTCTCGAACACGGCCCTGCTCGAAATCGCGTCCCGGGGCAAGGAGCACGGCGAGTGCACCATCGAGCAGGACGGCGTCAAGGTCGTCTGCGAAGTCGGCCAGAAGGTCACATGGGACACCGAGAAACTCAAGGCCATCGCCGCGAGCCTCCCTGCCGAAACCGTCCAGCGTCTCATGAAGGTCACCATCACGGTGCCCGAACGCGTGTATCACAGCGTCACGGAAAAAGACCTCCTTGACAAACTGACGGACGCACGCACGGTGCGTATCGACGAACCCAAGTTCTCGTTCCCTGCCTCCGAGTGAGGCAGGTTCCTTTCCCATCCACACACACATGAAAGGCATCATCAAGGCAGACGACCGCCTCAAGGTCGTCCCCAAAGTCAACATCGTCATGTTCGGCCCCAGCGGGGTCGGCAAGACGACGCAGGCTCGCACGCTCAACCCGAACGACACGCTGTTCATCGACCTCGAGGCTGGCACTCTTGCCATCCAAGACTGGGCCGGTGACGTCGTCGACGTCCGCAAGCAGGCATCCGCCCTCGGCATCCACCCGTGGGAATACTGCCGTGCCCTCACCCTGTTCATCTGCGGCCCGGACCCCAGCGACCCCAACGGCCCTTACGGCATCGAGACGTACAAGCGTCTGTGTGCACACGAGGCCTTCGGTGACGCTGCCGCCCTCGCCAAATACAAGAACCTCTACGTCGACTCCATCACCGTGGCCAGCCGTCTGGCGTTCGAGTGGGCTCAGACGCAGCCGTCGTCCATGTCCGAGAAGAACGGCAAGTTGGACAAGCGTGCCGCCTACGGTACCCTCAAGTCTGAACTCATCCGCTGGCTGACCCACCTCCAGCACTCGGACCGCTCCACCATCCTCGTCGGCATCCTCGACAAGGAGAAGGACGAGTTCGGCCGCGACGTCTACACCCCGCAGATTGAGGGTTCCGCTACGGCCCGCGAACTCCCGGGCATCTTCGACCAAGTCATCACGCTCCAGACGTTCAAGACCGACACCGGCGTCCAGCGTGCCTTCGTCTGCAGACAGGACAACGAATGGGGATACCCCGCCAAGGACCGCTCCGGCCGACTCGAAAGCGTCGAAGCCCCGGACCTTGGCATGCTCATGCGGAAAATCCGCGAGGGCAAGCGACTCGACACCACGCTGATTACCAGCCTTACGGCCGACGTGTCCAACAACAACAAGGCGGAAACCAAATAAAAACCAAAACCCAAGAACATCATGTTCACCAGCAAAGACTCCGCAGGCCAGTCCATCGGCCTCATCCCGGACAAGACCGCCAGCAAGGCGGTCGTCAACGTCCGCGGCATCAAGAACAGCGAGAAGACCGGCAGCCGGTACCTCGACGTCGAGTTCACGCTCGTCGGCGGTGAGTTCAACGGCCGCAAGGTCTGGTCCATCATCATGGACCCGACGTTCGACGGCAACACCCCCGAAGCCAAGAGCCTCGGTAAGAAGTTCATCGTCCGCATGCTCGAGGCCGCTGGCCTCGTGACCGTGGGCGACGAGGCTTCCTACGGTCGCTTCCCCACCCTGCAGGACGTGGTCAACGCCCTCAACGGCCAGACCGTCGCCATCAAGGTCGGCATCAAGAAGGGCGACCAAGGCTACGCGGACAAGAACACGGTGAGCGACTACTACTCGCCCAACCCGGAGAGCGGCTATGCCGAACGCTTCAAGCAGGTCATGTCCGGCTCCGCCGGTTCGTCTGCTCCGACGCTCGGTGGTAAGCCCAGCTTCCTGAGCACGCCGAAGGGGAACAACCCCTTCTAAGCCAAGAATGTGCTGGAGTCCCAAGCCCAGCACAGACAATCTTACGACAGTCCTAATCCGGTTGGTTTGTGGCGTGGTTTTGTCGGTTCCACGTTGTGTTGTGGCCAATACGGACTAACGGAGCACGCCTAACTTGGGATGGCCTCTGCTCCGGGGCACCCATTTTTTCAAGTGATACTGCGACCAAGACAGTCTGAACTTGTAGACAGGGCAATCGACGCCCTCAAGAAAGAGAAGAACACGATTGCCATCGCCCCCACCGGGGCTGGCAAGACCGTGATGCTGTCTGCCGTCTGCGAGCGGTGGAAGAAGGTGCTCGTGCTGCAGCACCGCGACGAACTCGTGGACCAGAACGCATCCACCTACCGGCGTGTGACCGGAGGAGACTTCACCATCTGCGACGCCCAGAACAAGACCTTCGGGGACGTCACCTTCGCCATGGTGCAGACGCTGGCAAGGGATAACAACCTGGCCCTCATGCCCGGGTTCGACCTTCTCGTCATTGACGAGGCCCACCATGTGGCCGCAGAGTCTTACCAGAAAATCATCCGACGGGCCAAGGAACTGAACCCCAAGATGGCCGTGTTCGGTGTGACAGCCACCCCGGAGCGGGGCGACAGCAAGGGGCTGCAGGCCGTATTCAACAACGTCTGCGACGCCATCACGCTGGGAGAACTCATCGCAGACGGACACCTCGTCAGACCACGCACCTTCGTCATCGACTGCGGGCTTGGCGAGTCCCTGTCCAAGGTCCGCCGGACAGCCAACGACTTCGACATGGGCGAGGTCGAGTCCATCATGAACAAGCAGGTGGTCAACGACGCCGTGTTCAGGGAGTGGAAGACCAAGGCGTCAGACCGTCAGACGGTAATCTTCTGCAGCACCATCGTGCACGCCGAGGATGTCTGCAACCACTTCACGGCAGCTGGCGTCGAAGCACGGGTCGTGCACGGCGAGATGTCTGAGCACGACAGACGTAAAACATTGTCTGACTTCGACAAGGGAAAGTTCAAGATAGTCGTCAACGTGGCCGTCCTCACCGAAGGCTGGGACTGCCAGCCTGTATCGTGCGTAATCCTGCTCAGACCGTGCAGCCATAAGAGCACGATGATACAGATGATTGGGCGTGGCCTACGCAAACTTGACCCGGAGCGGTACCCGGGCGTCAAGAAGTCAGACTGTCTGATACTCGATTTCGGACACAGCATCCTGACGCACGGCGACATTGACGCCGGTACACGCATCGAAGAACGCCAGAAGGCGGAGGCCACCCCGAAGGAATGTCCGGAGTGCGGTACCAAGCACCCGGCATGGCTGACGGAGTGCCCTGTCTGCGGATACGAATACGAAAAGGAAGGCAAAGCCCCTGGGAAGGAACGCGAGGCCCTGGAAACCTTCGGCATGACCGAAGTGGAAATCATCGAGGCAAGTCCCTTCCGATGGGTCCACCTGTGGGACGGTGCGGCGTCTGTCTGTTCGGCCATGTCTGCGTGGGCAGTAGTCGTCTGCACGAACAACGGGTTCGCCGCCCTCGGTGCCGTCGAGAAAGGAAAGGTCCGCGTCCTGTGCATGTCTGACGAACGCGTGGCGTGCATAGCGTCCGCAGACGACTACATGCGTCAGCACGGTGACCGCGACGCGGCCCGTAAATCCAAGTCTTGGCTCAACCTACCGGCCACGGAGAAGCAACTCTCCATGCTCGGGCTCGGGCCATTCCACCTCATGAACCGCTACGCCGCCGCCTGCAGGCTGACATGGAAGTTCAACGAAGAACGTATTTGCAAAACCATTCACAACACCCAACACTAACCAAGTCATGACCCATCCCAAAAAGAACACCGACAACAAGTGGAGCAAGGACGATGAGGAAAAATACATCGACGAAGTCCACGAAGCCGCATCTCAAATCGTCGCACACAAGGAGGAGTTCGGCGGATACATCGCCATCTCCGCCGACACGCTCGTGATGCTCATCGAGAGCCATCGCACGCTCAAGCAAATCAGGACCAACAACTGATGAGCAACCTGTTCTCACCGGAGAAGCCCAAGCCTCCGGGCGTATCTGAACGCATCACCGAACTGATGGATGCCGCGTGCGTGTCACGCAACAAGTCGCAGGCACCTCGCAAGTATCTCGGTGCGTCCCGCTGGGGCCATCATTGTGAGCGTGCACTCGGCTACGAGTATCACCAACTCCCGAAGGACGAGGGCTCCGACTTCAAGGGCAAGACCATCCGCATCTTCGACATGGGCCACGACGGCGAAGACCGCATGGCCGAGTACCTCAAGGCCGCTGGCTTCCTGCTGGTCACACACAACCCGGAGGGCAAGCAGTTCGGCTTCGAGGCCGCAGGAGGACGCCTCAAGGGGCACCTCGACGGCATCATCCATGGAGGTCCCGACGTCGAAGGCATCAAGTGGCCAGCCCTGTGGGAGAACAAGGCCCTCGGCTCCAAGTCCTTCAAGGACGTCGTATCCAAGGGCATCAAGGAGTCCAAGTTCGTCTACTGGGCACAGGCTCAGACGTACATGGCCCACCTCAACCTCGAGTTCTGTCTGTTCACCTGCCTCAACCGCGACACCGGCGAAGTCTACGCCGAGGTCATCCGCCTCGACACCTACGCCGCACAGCAACTCATCGACAAGGCTGTCCGCATCATCTCGTCTCAGACGCCCGAGGAACTCACCAAGTTCTCACAGGACCCAGCCAACTTCGGCTGCAAGTTCTGCGACTACGCCACCCGGTGCCACAAATCTCCCAAGCCCACAACCAACGACAACATCCCATCATGGCTAAAGTAAAGAAACCCAAGAAGAAGGCCGATAGTCTCGGTCCGGACTTCGAGGGCATGCTCATCGCAGACGGCTTCGACAAGGCGGTCCTCGGCTTCACGGCCCACCAGCCCGGCCGCATGCCGCTCGTGGTCTATGACTACGAACTCTGCATCAAGGTCCTCATGGACCGCGACGACATGGACTACCGTGAGGCGGTGGAATACATGGAGTTCAATGTCACCGGGTCTTGGTTCGGTGAGCCCACCCCCATCTTCCTCCACAAGAAGAACGTCAAGTAATGACCCCGCATTTTCAATCGGTCAGCGACCACCTCGGTCTGCTGTTCAGGACACCCTTCGCCGCAGGCGAATGGCTATGTCTGCGTGGCATCGGCGAGAAGGGCACGGAGCGTGAGGGCGTGTTCGCCGAGAACATCCTCATCCAGCCCGCCGTCGATTGTCCGAGCAACCTCGCACAGGTCGTGTATCAGCACGTCCTGCGGTGGAACTCCCACGGCATCGGTGCGTTCGTCGTCCCGGCCGTGCTGTCCCAGCCGGAGGCCACCTCCTCGAACGTCATCCGCTTCGACACCGTCTGTTGCGACATTGATAGCGGCAACCCTTGGGGTGCCGTGGACTACATCCGCAAGGCAGGCATGGAGCCGACCATGGTGGTCGCATCCGGCGGTCAGACGGAGCAGGGCAAGGACAAGTTGCACGTCTACTTCGGCCTGTCCAGACGCCCCGGTGAAACCGCCGAGGTGGTCAACATCCGTGACGAACTCGCCGCCAAGGTAGGAGGCGACCCTCAGTTCGGCAAGGGTGTCGAGTCCAACCCCTACGGTCGGGCTCACCAGCCCATCCGTCTGGCCGGTTCGGTCCACGGCAAGAACGGCAAGATGACCCTCGTCGAAATCCGAGAGCACAACATCGACTACGGCTACCACCCGGAGCATGTGTCTGACGTAGTCAGACAGATGGCACCGATGCCCGGCCAGGCGATGGAACGCAAGAAGGGGCCCTCTGCGGAAACGCAGCAGGGCGAGTTTCGGGCTCTGAACCTAAGCGAAGAAGTCCGTGAAGGCGGCGACGGAGACATGACCAGATGGTCGCAGTTCTCCCGAGTCGCAGGCATGTTCATCACCTCCGTCAGACGAGGCGAACTCACCGAGCAGGAGGCACTCGAGCGGACCATCGGCTGGATGGACGCAAAGATGCTGCCGCCTTGGCCGCTTCCCCGAGCCATCAAGGAGTTCAACGCCATCCTGCGTAAGGACCTGCACTCCCACGGCCCCATGCCGGAGCCCGAGAAGCCCATCGTCCCGGACGAAGGACAGGGCCTGCTGGCATGGGCGGCACACCGCTGGAGCCACGGCACCCCACCTAAGCGTAAGTTCCTCGTCGATAAGGTAGTCCTCGCAGGCAAGCACCAGATGCTCGTCGCCGAAGGCGGTGCCGGTAAGACCTTCCTCATGCTGGACCTCGCACTCAAGGTCGCTGCGACCCAAGCCTGCGGCCCTCAGACATGGTGTGGCCACAAGGTGCTGCAAGGTGGCACAGCGGTCATCATCACCACCGAGGACGACCAAGAGGAACTGCACATCCGCCTGACGGAAATCGACCCGGACGGCATGCGGTTCGCCGCCGCAGACAACCTTGTCATCCTGCCCCTCATCAACTCCGGCGGCTCGTTCGCCCTCGTGGACAAGGACCCCAAGACGCAGGAGTCCCGCCCGTCGAAAAAGTGGATGGAGCTCATGGGCCACCTCAGACAGCTGAAGGACCTCCGTCTGGTGGTCGTGGACACCCTCAACTCCGTCATGCACGGAGAGGAGAACTCGGCCACGGTCATCAACGAGTTCATCCGTGTCGCCTCGCAGGTCTGCGGGGAACTCGGCTCGGCCCTCATCATCACCCACCACGTCCGCAAGCAGGGCGACGAACCCATCCGCAACACGGAGGACATGAAGTCCGCCGTCCGTGGCTCGTCCGCGTTGCCCGCAGCGTTCCGTTCCGTCATCGGCATCTGGCATGCGTCTGACTACGAGCGTCGCATGACGGCCATGAAACTCAGCCCTAAGCGTGGGATGCTCTGGAAGTTGGCCATCATCAAGGCGAACAACCCGGAGATGTTGGACAGCGAACTGACCCTGTTGAGGCAGCCGTCCGGCCTGCTCGTGGACGTGACCAAGGACGACCTGTTCAACTCCATCAACATGGGCGAGCGTGAGGCTTGGCTCATCTTCGCCATCCGGCACGCCGCCGAGCGAGGCCACCCATACTCCATCGAAGGCAAGAACGCCAAG